AGCTTATACTTAAAGAGCTTACAGTCGGCGCATATAGCAGCGAACTTGATGCCATCGCTGCAAAGTTTGAGACTATTCCTGATTATGTAACAGCTGCTTTCAATGATGTAAAAATAGATGTGAGTTTTACAGGTGTTGATGATGCGATAATAAAAGCCACTGCAAACGATGCACTCGCAGAGGTTGCGGCAATGAATACACAATGGGCTGCTGATATTAGTAGCAGTGCTTATGCTTCGACAATATCAGGGGGAAGTCGTAGCGACTTGATAAAAGCGACACGGCAACGGTTAATAGGAGAAGCAGGCGTTAGAGGTCAGCCATTAGCACCACACGCCGCAACTATTGTTAATACACGCATTGCAGAGCTTGACAGCCTTATGATGCTACGCAAAGGTGAAGAAGCTGGCATTCAAAAGTGGAAATACATGGGGACAACTATATCAGACACTAGACAATGGTGTGTTGACCATTTAAATGTTGAATTAACCACAAAAGAAGTAAAAGCATGGAGCGATAGTCAGTGGAAAGGCAAAAAATCAGGTGATCCGTTTGTTGTGCGAGGCGGCTGGAATTGTCGGCACGGCTGGAGTCCAGTAGTTGAGGTGTGATTATGAAATACTTTAGATTTGAAGATGCAGATGACCTAGTTAGTCACTTGCATTTAATGGATGCAGACGCGATAACCGTCGCGGTGCGTGATAAAGATGGTGAAACTACCATCTTATTTAACGACAATGCAGGTCTTGAGACGTTGCTTCACGAAGTTAGCGAAGCTGCAAACAAGTTGCCTGTTGATGTCGAAATAGTAGAGGAGAATGAATATGTCTGAACAACCAAATAAAAACCTATTGCTAGGGCGTTATTGGCTTATGGCTGATGGCGAGCTAGTGCCAAACATTGCAGGTGGCAGTGATGATGGCGGCGATGATACAAGCGAAGTTGATAAGCTAACCTCACAGCTAAAAGAAGCACGATCTGATGCGGCAAAGAACCGCAAGGCTCTTAAGGCCTTGAACGATAAGCTTGAAGGTGTTGACCTTGAGCAGTACTCCGAGCTAATGAAGGGCGCGGAAGAAGCCAAACAGAAATCAGAGGAAGAGAAAGGCAATTACTCGAAAGTGCTTGAAGATATGAAGCACAACCATGAAGCATCACTTGCAAAGGCTAATGACTCTGCAAGCGCATGGAAGAAACGCTTTGAAGAAAAGGCTATTGACAGTGAGCTGTCTGCTGCTGCAAAAACGGCGGTAAACTCAAAGGCGGCTGTCACATTGGTGCGTTCTGAATATGACTTTAACATTTCAGAGGATGGGAGTATCGAGATTCAGAAAGGTGGCGAGACTATCTTTGATGATAATGGCAAAGCTCTAACACCTGCATCATTGATGGCTAAGCACTTGGCAGATAACCCCTATCTGGTTTCAGCTTCACAAAATCAAGGCTCTGGCAGCCAACAGCAACAACGTCAGAAAGCAGCAGGCGATAAATCAACAGGCGATAAGGTGCGTGATGGCTTAAGCGCATTGCTTAATGCATAGTTGACAGCATAGAATAGATATGTCTATAGTAGCGCATGATTTCTTAATTGGAGTCATGCGTTTCTGTTTTTACGGCATAAATTCAGGCTCTATATGTGATGGCTTCCATATAGTTATAAGCAGGTCGACCCTGCGCAGTCGCCGTTCTAACGTTTGACGAGGGTAGAACCTTCTAGTTAGCTCAATAAAAAGAGCTATTAGGAGATAACTATGGCTACTCAAACATTGGCAGAAGCTGCCAAACTAATTAACAACGAAATCGTGACAGGTGTTGCTGAAGATATTATCACAGTGAACCCAATGTTCAGCGTATTACCATTTGTCGGCTATGAAGGTCAGGCTGTATTGGTAAACCGTGAAAACGTTCTAGGTGATTCACAAGTGCTTGCCGTTGATGGCACTATCACAGCTAAAGCGGCTGCAACTTATGTACAGACATCATTCACAGCTACTAAGCTTATTGGTGACGCTGAAATGGACGGCTTGGTTCAAGCTCAATCTGCATCCGCAGGCGTTGACCAACTAGCCGTTGAAGTTCGCTCTAAAGCTAAGTCTATTGGTCGCTTGTTTCAAACTGGTATGGCTACAGGTACAGGCGCAGCTCCACAGATGAACTCTTTCCACTCTTTGGTTGATGCTGCTCAATTGACTACTGCATCGGTAGGTCAAGCTCTAAGCTTTGCCTTGCTTGATGAGTTGCTTGATTTGGTTAAATCAAAAGATGGTCAAGTTGACTTTATTACTATGCCAGCACGTACAATGCGTTCATTTAAAGTATTGCTTCGCGCTTTGGGCGGAACTGCCGCTGATTGGGTTGTTACATTGCCAGACGGTCGCACCACTATTGGTTACGAAGGTATTCCAATCTTTAAAAATGAATATCTTCCAGTTACTGAAACAGCAAACGGTGCAGCTTTAACAGGTGGCGCATTGACTTCCGTATGGGCTGGTTGCTTCGATGATGGTTCTAAAAAAATCGGCATTGCTGGCATTAACCCTTCAAGTGTACCTGCTGGTTTGATGGTTGAAGCTATCGGCGCACAGGAAGCTAAGGATTCTGCAATCGTACGTATCAAGCAATATGCAAACCTTGTTAACTTTAATCGCAAGGGGCTAGCTCGCTTGACTTCGATTAACAACTAATCCGCACAGGTTGTTCGGATATGGCGGCTTATTTCGGTAGGCCGTCAGCCCGAGCAAGTTGGATGGATAGCTCGAAATAGAACAACCTAGAAGGAGTTGTATTATGGCTGAACCAAAGAAAATAAAGATTGCTGTTATTTATGCTGGAATGGATGTTGCGGTAGGCGAAGTTCAAAGCGTTTACGGTGTACCATGCACGCATGAAGTGAAAGAAGTAAACGGCGAAGAATTGCATCTAGCAGTTGCAGATGTTGATGCTGACCTTGCTAAAGAAATGATTAAACTAAAGCGTGCGAAAGCATACGCAGACGCGATCAAGTAAGAAATGGCAGCCCCATACGCTACAGATGCAGATTTACAGGCGTTAATTCCATCCATCTTAGATAATGGGGTTGCTTCTTTCACACCACAATTAACTTTAGCAAGCACAGATGTGCTTGAGTTAATAAAACTAGAATGGTGGGTTAATGCAGTAACATCAAGATATGGATTCACACGCGAAACGGTTGATATCAGCCCAGTGTTCCCGACTTTAGATGAAACAAAGCTGAATGTGGGCGTGCTGGTTAACATCACATGTTACAGGGCTTTGGCTCAGTACATTTGCCCAATGCTTACGACTGACAGCGATGAAGCAGACGAATGGAATCGCAAGATGGAACGTTATGCAGAGTTTTACCGTTCTGAATGGGAAGCGTTAGAAGTTAAGCCGCTTTATGATTTCAATGGTGACAGCCAATTTTCTGACATTGAACGCAGAGTATCACGCGGTCGGAGAATAGTGCGTGCGTGAATCAGCAATCGCGGCAGTCGCTGCCAACTTATTAGCGTCTCCAATCATAAAGAAGGTGATCCGTTCGGATGATAGTCAAAAGCTCGCAGCAACATCATTGCCAGCTGTAAAGGTTGTAGATGATGCGTCAGAGGAACGTTTGCCTAAATCAGGCGGCTATGCGGATGTTTATTTCGAGATTCGTGTTATCGGCTTGGTTCGCGGTATTAATCAGTCTGCATCTATGAATGCTCTGGACGTTGAAATAAAGAAAATCATAAACAATGACAGGACGCTCGGCGGAAAGGTTGCAAATGTAACCATTTTACCGCGTGAAGGCACGGACCTTGATGGCAACGAGACTGTTTCAGAGTTCACACGCCCTGTACAAGTTTATTACGTAGCAGATGAGAGCTTAGGAGAATAAATCATGGCAACCAAACCAGTTAAACAAAAAGAACGTGAGCGCGAAACTCACAAACCTAGAACGGAGTAAATCATGGCTACTATTTTTCGGCAAGCGGTACTTGCTAAAATCGAAACAACAAAAGGCACGGACTCTGTTCCAGTTGCAGCATCTAACGGCGTTAGGGTTGAGAAAGGATATGCTGCTACCCCAGCGGCAGAAAAGCTCCCCTACGATCCAGTGAAAGCGACTATGGGATCACTGAAATCATTAACAGGGCGCAAAACAATTTCCGCGACAGTACCAGTATTGGTTCGCGGTTCAGGTGCAGCAGGTACAGCTCCAGAAATCGCGCCATTATTGCAAGCTTGCGGTCTGATCGAGACTATTTCGGCAGGTGTGAGTGTTACATACGCACCTACAAGTGCCGCTGCTTCGCTTAAGTCTGTTTCTGTTTATCACTACATGGACGGCGTGTTGATGAAATCATTGGGCGCGGTTGGTACTGCAACGCTTGAGTGCACAATCAATGCGGCTATTGCGGCGAACTTCACCATCCAATCAGGCTTTGATACTGCGCCAACAACAACGGCAGCAGCTATCCCAACATTTGATACTGTCCAGCCCATCGTTATGACCTCTGCTGATGTAGTCACAGATGGCGGCATAATCAACGTGGGCGCGTTTACTTTGGATTTAGGCAATGAGATGGGCGACCATCATACAACAGGCCAGAATGAGTACAGCGTATCGAATCGCAAGCCTATCATCACCTTAACCAAAGATAGCGTAAGCACCGTGGCAGATTGGAACGCACTTGTTAATGCTACCGAGCTAAGCTTATCCGCTACATTTGGCGCAACGGCTGGTAATATTATGAAAATCACAGCTGCCAAAGCGGCATCAACATCATTAGCAACGGCAGCACGAAATGAACGCTACACGCACGCGCTAACTTTTGAGCTGCTTGAAACAGCAGGCGATGACCAATTCGCAATCGAGTTTTCATAATGATTAAGTTACTTCGCGGTCAATCACAGAAAGTTGATATATCTGATAACCTCCAAATAGGCGAAAAAAAAGTAGAGTTTAGTTTAGCCTTTGATGTTGTTGTTGTTGATTCAGCACTTCAAGCACGCCTGCAAGATTTGGCATTAATAGCATCTTCTCAATCTGGGCGGCAGAAATATATCGCCTTTGTTCTTAATAATTGCATTGAAGGCGACTGCATAACAATAAATGATTCTGACATGGTTGCATCGGAAGTTGCTAAAATGGCTGATTTTGGCGACCCAACAACCATCGGAATATTAAGCATTGTTTGCCGCGAAGTTGATAAATGCGTTTTTATATCGGATGAAGAAGCAAAAAAGTAAAAGCGGCTGCGTCTGCTTGGCTGGATGGTAAGAATTGCAGCAAATGCCCATTGCAGACGAAAGCTCCAAAAGCTTGCAATGTTAAGCAGGAATGGGTTGCCGATGTAGTTAGCGTTTGCCCAGTGTTGTTTTACGGTGAATTTGACGTTGTTTTTAAGACTTACAACGACATGGAAAAAGGTCACTTGCCTTTCAGTGGAGGAACCTTTGAACAACCTGCAAAGCTTATGCGGTTTGTTGATATTATCAGATCAGAAGTAAACGATAGGAGACGCGTCGATGGCTGAAAAATTACAGATTGTCATTGATGTAGATGGTAAGAATGCCACTACGACTCTGAAAGATGTTGACGGCGCGACCAAAAAAGTTGATTCGTCAGCAAAGAAAGCAACAAAAAGCAATAAAGAGTTTGAAGGCTCATTTTCAAGTTTAGCAGTTGGTGCAGCGGCTACTAGTGCAGCATTTGCACTACTCAATGGAAAGGTTGTTGCCGTTGGTGCTGAATTTGAGAATTTTCAAGTCAGGCTACAGCATACGCTAGGATCAGTGGAAGAAGGAAACCGCCTGTTTGAAGACATGACCAAATTTGCAGGGCAAGTTCCATTTGCATTCAATGA